GGATTTTTCACGCAAATCAGGGAAGAACTTTAATAAAGTTTTTTCTCCTAACCCTTCAATGCCATCAATATTATCAGACTTGTCTCCTGTGAAAATTTTGGTAACCAATACATTGTAATGTGGTATCTCAACCTTGTTGATTGTTATCATATCTCCATTCTTAAAATACTGTTTTGAGATTGGAGAATATATGGTAACTCTTTCAGATATGAGTTGAGTTAAGTCTTTATCTGCTGAGAAGATTATTACGTCTTCATCCGTTGCGACTTTACAGTAGTGAGCAATCAGGTCATCAGCCTCGTTGTTAATCATTTCAACTTGGCGTACGAATATCTCCTCGAGGTATTGTTTAACTCGAGATTTTTGTTGCAGATATGACTCGTACTTATACTCGTTCATGTCCCGCTTTCTATTCGCCTTGTATTGTGGATAAATCGATTTCCTGATAGATGAGTTCGAGTCTCCGTCCCAAAAGACAACAACTTTATCCAAGTTATGTTCTTCAAGAAACTTTCTTATGATGTTAATGAAATGGTAGATGCCACCTAAGTGGTCACCCCCATCATACATCCCTCTAACTCCGTGAAATCCAATTTTAAACAGATTGTCTCCGTCTACTAATAATGTCTTAATCACATCCGTGATTTAAATTGTGAAACAATATATACTAATCCTCTTTTTCTTCTTTCAAATCAAAGTCACCGTCGGTTCCAATGATATCTTTCCAATAGTCTGCGTATTCTTTTTTGTATTTTTCTAACGAAGTTTTTTCTTCACTAGCTTCTTTACCTCCAATGAATCCGTGTGGAGTAACAATAATCTTTCCGTCGTCATAACCCAATCCATTGATGTGGTTTTTCATTACAGAAACTTTTGTTCTTGATGCGAATTTAATCGTTCTCTTATCTTTAGTTGCAGTAATTTTAGTTGTACCAGCACCTTTTTGGTTCCCAAATAAGAATACTAATGATGAGTTTAACCAAATGGCTTCACCACCTTTAGCTTTAATTTTTGGTTGTCCAAATGGATTGTCAGGTAATTCTACCCATGGTTGGTTAACAATAACCAATGTGTTTTCGTATTGAGAATCTGCTTTACGAGACCCTGAAATTCTTTGGTTAATACCCATACCAATCTTGTCGGCTAACGTACTGGCGTTGTGTTGTTTACCACCCTTACCTTCAAATGTCATTTTACATGGTACAGAACCTACTGAGTCCCATAAGAATAACAAACTGTAGTCAAGGTTACCTTTCTCTTGTTCGTCTAACAAGTTGTTGATGTAGTCGGTGATTTGTTCGATGTAGTTGAAGTTATTGTTGAATATATAAAAACCATCCCAATCTAATTCTCCTGTTTCTTCGTCAACCACTTCATTACAATCAAACCCCATTAACTTGGCATGTTCAAATGACCATTTTTGTTCTGTAATAATAAACACAGGAAGAATACCTTTCTTTTGAGCATCAACCGCAGTCTTTACAAGTGCTGTTGTCTTACCTGTATCTGAGTGACCAAGTAACATATTCAAGTGTCCAATTGCGGGACCTGGTAATCCAACCGCATCTAAGAAATCAGGACCTAAGTCAAAAAACCTTTGTGGTTTATATTTTGCTGAAGTTGAGAATTTGTCTTTGATAGACTTAAAATCATTTTTCTTAATTGCCATTTTCTATTCTTTTAATGTTCGGTAATTTATTTGCCTTTGTTTTATTGTAGAAAAAACCATCCTCTTCATATAAGGTTCCTATCTCTTCTTCGTGAAAGGTTACTAACCTTAGGTTTAATTCTCCTTCTTCATTTTCCTCTTTTAACATACCAAACAAAACAGTATCACCGATTTGTTTACCTCTACCTGAGAAGTAACCCTTATCTTTTAGTTGACTCAAGATTTCATAGGATAATACTTTATTGTCTTTTAACTGTAAGTCAATTTCTTCTTTAAACGTCATGTGATAAAAAAATTAAAGGGTGGGGGATTCCCACCCTTGTTATAAATTAGAACGGTAAATCTCCGTCTGGTTCGTCATTCGCTTGTGGGTCTAAAGTTACAGCTGGTGTAGATTTAGAAGTTCCACCACCAAAAGACTCGGTAGCTACTGAATTACTTTCGTAAACATATCCACCCTTTTCAGTATCCCATTTTGGTGTCTCTCCACGAGCAATCGCCTCAAGGTAGTCAATAGGTTTTTTAGAATAAACGTCTAACCAAGTTAACTCATTAGTAATCCACGCACTTGCCTGTGCTGGGTCTGTATGAACAGGAGCTGGGTCGTCGTACATAACTGTAGATACTGTTGTGTACTCCTTACCTTTTGGAGTTTTAGCTTTAGATAACTCAATAACCAAATCACGACCTTTTTCAGCATCAGTGATGTCACCTTTGTTTCTCCAAATTGGAATGATTTTGTCTAAGATACCATCATTCTTGTAATTGTGTTTGAATCTCCAAAATTTTGGACCGTCTTCTTCGTGGTCTCTGTCGATAACCTTAACGATATAAAATTTACGAGAACGGTATTGAGCCGCTAACAATTTGTCAGACTCTTTACCTGTTGCAATTAACTCTTCGTAAACCTCGTTTAAAGGTGAACGTTCGTTATCGTTCTTACCTGGGTCGTAGAACTTTTGCCATTGTCCACCTACTTGGATTTCGTGGTACCATGCTTCTTTGAATGGTGAAGAACCATCTGTGGTAGGAAGAATTCTTACTCTTCTCTGACCTGACTTCTCTTTATCCCCAAGGATTAAAGCGAAATACCTTTTCATTCTTTCGTCTTGCGACATTTTACTTTGGGCCCCGCCCGATGCGCTTTGCGTTTTTTCGTACTGTGCCAATACGGCGTCTAATGAACTCATGTTTTTTAAGTTTTAAATTATTAAATGTGTTATACAATTATAGGTGAGTCTATGCGTTTTGTCAAATAAAAAAGGTGTCTTTCGACACCTTTAAATTATTTAAATGAAGTTTTGTATGTGTCCGTTTCGGGAGCTCCTCCAGGTTGAAATGAATTTTTAATGTCTGCTACGTTAATGTCTTTGACCTCGTCTGCAGTTAAAATATAATCATTTTTTCCTGTCTTTTCCATCTCTTCTGATTTATCATCAAAAAATTGTGAAAGTTTTTGGTTGAATGGATATGAGTCGTAAGTTCTTAATTCTAATTTTTCTTGTGGGGTTTTTTCTCTGTATTTTTCAATCTTAGCTTCAAGTGAATTTAATTTATTCATGATGTTATCCATCTCTCCAAGTCTTGATTGTAAATCATTTAATTGTCCAAATAGATTGTTAAAATATTCTTCTTGTTTTGTTTCAATGCTTTTTTGTGAGTCTACTAATTCTGTAATATCAAGTTCTTCAGATTCAGATTCACCTTCATCGCTTTTTTCTTCAGACTCTCCATCGTCGTTAAGTTTCTCAACGTCAGGGTCGTTTTCGACATCTAAAGGTTCTCCACCTGCTGGTGCTGGTGCTGGAGGTGGTACCGCTCCTGCATCTGCTGGAGGTGGTGGAGCTCCTGCTCCTACGTCTCCTGGTAATGGTGCCAATGCCCCTAAATCTTGTTCAGGTGCTGCAACGTCAGCCGCTTGTTCCATGATATATTGATTGATACTTTTGTATCTATCAATCTCACTTAATATTTTTTTATCTAAACTCATTTGTTTTATCCGTTTAATAGTTGTTTAATTCCTCTTGATGTTTCTACTCTAACTTTTCTGTTAGCGTTAACTTGATGACCTGCTCTTTCGATAAGTCCATCTCTTTCTCTAACGGTGTAACAATCCCCTGTGTCTAAGTCACATACTTGTTTTGTTCCGTCTCCGTTATCTTCTTCAGAATATCTTGTAGATTTTCCTAAGTAGTTGTCTAATGCTGTTTTTATGTTCATAAGAATCTTTCTATATAAATATGTTGTTATGCTATAAAGTGAATGGTGGGCTTGTTGCCGTTGTCTTTATTGGTTCTGTGATATTTGTTGCCGTATTCAAAAAAGTATACTTATCCGATGTATATCCAACCCCTAATTGGAATTTTCCAAGATTGTTAACATTAATAACATTTGTATATTTTGTATTGTCAGTATTTGTTACTGTAATTTGTTGTTCATCTAATTCAGGTATTAAAAATACTTCGGGAGCTCCTTTAGAAATTAATCCAACACAATTAAATTTAAACGTTATGTACCCACCTGCAGGTTTTATAATATTATAGTAATCAGGTCCACTATAATTAGGTAAGTTAACATCATTAGATTCATATACTTTAACTAACGAACCTGGAGGTGTTACTTCAGATATGGTAGTTACTGGCAAATCTGTAACTAATTTATTATAAACAAAATTGAAAGATTGTACTGTTGGTTTAGGATATTTAACTTTATCAACAGCATCCGCTGTAATCACAAATTGAATTGATACAATCTCTCCAGGATTTATAGGTGTTGTATTGAATGGTGATACTGGGTTATCAAATAAAATTGTTTTAATATCTTGATGTGTAACTGTGAAAACATTATTAACAACATAAGTAAACGTTGCAATTTCAGTCGTTGTTTTTAAAACTTCAGTTATATTATTATTTCTTGCTTTTAGTTCGTAGATTGAAACACTCATCTTAACCTCATTTTTAATATTCCATACACCCACACTTGGATTAACACTAACCGTTAACTTATCTGTTACGTTAGGTGGAGATTTTGTTTCATATTTTGAAATCAATGTTACAGGTCCTGTAGTTTGTGGGTTTGTATTAATTGATTCCGCATTTGCCAATTGCGTTGTTGTATTTGCTGCCGTTGGATTTGTAGCATCTCCTGGCGATAATGAACTAACACCATTCAACGCAGGATTATAGTTAAACAATACATTCCCTGTAAACGTTCCATGGTCAGTTTTAATTTCAATTTTACCTGAAGCAGCAACAGTTCCTGTGGCAATCTGAGGTACAACAAATCTTAATGTTTCATCATTATAAATTGTTACATCTTTAAATGGAACAACTTTATTCATAAGTTTAACTTCTTTAGTTGTTGATAAGAATCTACCATTAACTTGTACAATAGTTCCTGTATATCCCTGTAATGGGGCGAACGATGTAAACACTGGCGGCGGACATAAAATTGTTGAGTTTGCCATGCTTGAAACTTTGTCAATCATTTTTAATTGCTCACTAATACTTGCAGACTCAGCAGGTGTCTTAGCATTTTTAATATTTGCTTCAAGTATTGCTTTCTTAATCGCCGATTTTAAATCTTTAGATGCATCTAAACTTGATAGTCCAACATTAACAGCAGATGATAACGCTTTATATAACGTATCCGTTGTTGCACTAAATTGAGTAACATTTGCGTCGTAATACTCAGGGCTAATATTAGAACCTGGCCAATCACAAATATAATATTTTGCCAATCCTCCTGTTAAAATTCTAGGAATATTTGGCTCAATTCTCGCACCCATAAATCTAACATATGAATCAAGAGTGTCAAAATGTGTCACAGGGTGTGATATGTTTGTTGACGGATTACTCTTAGACTTAACACAACTATATGTTGTTGATAATTGAGTCGTTTGAGACCCCCAATCAACATCTAAAGAAATCATACCTAAGTTATTATTCCATGCATTAAATTCACCAAGTTTACTACTTGAGTTTTGTTGGAAGGTTTTAAGATACGACATACAGTATATGATAGTCTGAAGGCTAACATTATTCGGAAATACTCTGATTAAAGTATCTGCCAATGTTTTCTCATTTTTATTTGTTAAATCTCCTTTGACTGAAACGTACTTACCAGGACTATTAACAGGATTATATACTTTAAGAACATTACCCTCACAAGAATTTGTTGTATCTAAAGTGTTATCAGCTTTTTGAGAAATTTGTTGAGCTTTAATTGCATTAGTTGTTCCAGATACTGTCACACTATCTTTGTTGATTTTAAGAAGTTCTTCTAACTTAGTAATAAGGTTTTGATTAATACTCTGTAAGAAAGTATCAATTGCTGGCAAGTCATAAATACCCTGTCTAATTCCCGTAAATGTTGTTTGAAAATTACCAGGTTGTATTGTATGTTGTACATCTTGAATCATGTACGGTCCATTAAACATTGGAACGTGTCTTAAGTTAAAATACATCGTTGGTTGTAACAAGGCATTACCTAAACAAACAACACTACATTTATAACTTCTTTGTTTATAAAGATTATATAAACTTACGTTTTGTGTCGCGGTTTGTCTACCCGAGGCTTGGTCAACCATATTTAACTGAGTATTAATCGATTCCGATGTTGCAGTACCATTGTCCTGACTAACACTAAACGAATAGAATATATTTTGATTTCTAATACCAATATCTACGTTAAACCCAACACATTTATTTGATACCGCCCAATCTTTTTTACCTTTGTAATCTTCAATTAATGGATTTTCAGAAGCTCTTCTCATTTCAAATGCATCATCTCTAAATTTAAAGTTACCTTTAGGTAGGTCTAAATATTGCGAAGGTTTACCCGCATAAAAACAAACCATTTTTGGTCCTGATTTTCTGTAATCAACATCCAAATATGTTCCCCACATACTATTGGCAAAATCTAATGAACCCTCAGCCTTTGGAATTGTGGTTCCATCAACATCTTGTACGTTGTAAAAATTAACGTATGCAGGTAAATTCATAATATTAAAGTTATTCTTAATAAGAATACCACTAATAAAAGTATAAACACTCATGGCTTGGTTAAGAGAATATTCTCCATTACCTTTACCTCCACCAAACATATATTTTAAATCAAAAATATCTAATAAGATAGTATCACCAATGTTTCTTGATGCTCTATCTAAGAACATAATATCTTCAAATAATGTTTTAGTTTTAAAATCACCGCCAGCAATCCATTTGTCATTTAACGCCTTAAACACTTCGTAGTTCTCAACTTTGCTTTGTTCTCCACTAATAACACTTTGTACTGTACTCGAAGGAATTTGTTGTTGGTTTGGTAAAGCCACTCTAACACCTGACAACACACCATTTAAGAAATCATTTTGTAAATTTGTTTCTAAACCAAGATATTGAGTAATGTTATTTTTAAATTCTGCAACAGTAATTGTTGGACTCTTTAACTTTTGAGTGGCATACATTTTAATTATTGGTGTCAATAATACAACGTTTTGTTCGGTAAACTCAATATTATTATCAATAAAGAAATCCGTAATATATGAACCATTATCTGTATAGATAACTCCATTAATTGTTGAGAACCCAACATTGGTTTCAAGTGCGTTCCACGCTTTGGGGTTTAATAATTTAGATTGGGTTAGTGTTAAGGTTCCTCCTTTAGTTGGTAAAGTACCATTAACGTAAGGTCCAAATGTTATCGGGTCAACAACTAAATTTTGTCCATTAAATGACAGATAGGAATTAAAAATTCTGTAATCATAATTAGATGGATTACCATATCTAAAAATAATATCGTATTCCATAAACGCTCTAACCCCATTTTGGAATACTCCATATTGTGAATTAATTGTTTTATCAAAATAATCTTCTTCTTTTTGTTCCGTACCTTGAGCTGGTACTGTCATTAATGTTTTAAATAACGATTGGAAGTTTCTGTAATTGGCGTTTAAATTAACGGGACTTTGTCCAAAAGTAACAGTTTGTTCACTTACATTCGTATTACTCATAGACTTTGAAAAATTTAAAAACTCTTGTTCAAATGTATCTAAAATTCTTTTTTCAAAAACGGAAAATACTTCTTCAATTTTTGAATATGAATTTGTGTTTAAAAAATGAATAGGTGTTTGTGGATTCTTTGTATCAATAAAATTAAGATATGAATCAGGACTTGGAAACGCTATTTGATTGTTATCATAATATCCAAAGTTTGGTGCTGACCATAAACATCTAACAGAACCGTTATAAACACTACTATTTGATGTTAAGTTTACTTTGGTAGTTGGGGAAGTTGTGTCATTTGTCAAACAAGCCCCTACTGTTTGATTAAATGAAGTTCCAAAAGATGGAATAACAAAATACTGTATTCCTTTCGTATTATCTTCAGGATTACAGTTAATACCTATTTCAGGTGTTTTATCTGGAATCATTACCGACCAAGTTATTAGTCTTAAATTTTTTGTTCCTTGAGTTGCGTTATTAATATTTGAAGTTACAAAATTATACATCTTCAATCCATTGTTAACACTTTCTTGAATTTCTGAGTCAGTATATCCTTCATACAAATTATATCCATTATAAAATAAGTTGAAGTCGTTAATTAATTTAGGATAAAACCCTATTTGCATATTAACTTTGTCTGTAGTTTCACTTTGTAACACTACAGGTCTATCAACTCCTCCGTATTTAAATGTATAAGGTTTTGTTGTGGTGTTAGTTATTGGGTCATAGTTTACTGTATAATCAAAGTTCTTCCAAACATCTGTTAAGATATCAACTCCAGTATCTTTATATTTTTTATATCTATGCCAAACGGAACCATACTTTATCATCCAAGCATATGGTATTTTATGTATTGCACCAAACTTTTTAAAACATGATGCAATATAATCTAAATCAGTTAGTGTTGAACCGTCAGTTATTGACTTATATTTTTCTCTTAAACTTGCTAATGGTAATGAATTAAGGAAAAGATATGCCGCTTGTACATAAGGGTATGGGTCATTAATTTTAGAATTGGCTACTCCGTTTTGAATTGCGTTAACAAAATATGGTGTGTTCAACATTGATGTTGTTGTTATCGGTCCTAAAAATCCTGTTGGTGTTGTATAATTACAATATCCCTCAGTTGCGATAAAATCATTAGGAGTTCTTGTTGTATAAAATGCGGATAACCCTGGTATTGCACCTGAATAAACTCCTGAAGCTATAGCAGATAAAGTTGGATTTGAAAATTTCAAATAAGAAAAATTAGTTACGGGTCGATTTGTTTTGTAATTATTAACATCTTCAAAATTTGCAATAATCTTTCTTGGTTCAAAAATTTTCAATGTTTTTTTAGTATCGTAAACTTGATTACCCGCAGAGGTTGAACTTTGATTTAAATTATTTAAACACCATGACGGGTCAGTAAATGGTAAAGTGTCGACAACCATAGGTTCATTAGATGCATTTGCAATTAGTTTTGCAAGAGCTTCCGACTTGGTACTAAGTTGTGGTATTTTACCTAAATCATTAATGCTCAATACACTAAAAGAATTATTAGTGATAGATTTAATATACGGTGTTACAAAGAAATCTCTAATATGGTCTTGATATGCTCTACCTGTACCCATATTTGATATGGTACTTAAAAATTGTTCGTAGTTAGATGCATTTAATCCGTAGTTTTTTAATTTAAAAGTAATATATGGTGAACTCACTCCTAAACTTGTTGTAATATTACTAACCTCAGTTTCAATATTAAGTTTAAGTAAGTCATTAATTTGGCCTAAGTTAGCCCTAATCAACCCTGAATAGTGTGAAGTTAAAAATTGTCTTTCCCATATTTCGTAATAAAATTTAATCTCCTCTTTATTCTCATAGGCAATCCCTAATGATGGAAATTCAATTGGATTAATATTAATAATATTTGTATCTCTTTGATTAGCTAATGGAGGTGCGGAACTAGGGTTTTGAAACTTCATTGTTAGTCCTTTCATATACTCTTCCACAAATTGTACCTCAGGCCATTTAGCATAATTACCTCCTTGTGTTCTATCAATAACTGTTGGGTCTGCAATATACTTTAATTGGAATCTACCTTTTTTGTCTTCGGGTGTTTCAACAAAAAATTGTGGCCAAGGATAAACAGGAATTTGAGCATTCTCAGCCGCGGTATTACCTAAGATAGAACCTTGTGTTTGTTTTACATATCCTCTTGTTTCAGAACTTGGAGCTGAAGCATCGTTATCTAAAATCGCAGCCTTTCTAACAGGGTCGTATTTTACATCCCAAGCTTTAGTATGTACATCATCCATTAATCTAATAAAACCTTCAGCGGATGCCATGACAACCGCAATCATGTTTCTAACCGTAGGTTTAAACCCAAGTCCAGTATCTTTATCTTCAATCTTTCTTAATAAAGCTTCGGTTATTATTGACTCATATTCCGATAGTTTTTTATTTGCCGTTGTTTCTAAAGAAGATATTGTTGCATCAAATTTACCCTCCCCTTCAAATACAAACCATTTTTCTTTTGATAACGCAAAACTTGTTTTTCCATTAACATCCGTTACTTCAATATTATTAACAATACCCGTAAATTTAGCTCGAACTGCATCTATTGATTCTTGAGTTGGTGTTATAATCCCTGTCTGAGCTCTTGTAGTCTCAACCCAATCAATTTGAGAGTCACTTGGAGCTTCAATTACAATCATGTCCAATTTAATTGGATTGGGGATTGGGGATGTTCCTTTAACTCCAAGGGTTGTATTACCCGCAAGGGCTTCATTAAATTTTTTAATGTTACTATCTAATAATGATAGTGCATCTGTCTTAGTAGTTTCATTTGTGGTATTAAAAACGTAAACTTTTGTTTTCTTATCCTCTAAATAAATTGGATTTGGGTTCAAATAGGTATTAAACCATGAACTATTTGAATTTCTAATACTTGAAAAGTATTGTGTTAAAATACCTTTATAATTCCTAATATTAGTTAAAGATTCAACATCAGCCTTTGGAAAAGAATTTGTAATGTTTTGTTCAAACGTATCCAATTTTGCCATTAACTGAATTAACGTAAGTTCGGGCAAGTCTTTAGGTATTAAACCTTTGGCTTTGTATTCACTATAAACTTCAACAATTTTTTGATACCCAATTTCAGTAACTAATTCAGTAACAACTGCGTCACTACTATTACTATTATTGGCACCAATCGCGGCTTGTACTTTTGATTGGGACTCATTTGCCTTATTTGAAGTTTGAGGTGTTACTGGTGTTTGTGAAAAATTAAACCTCTGAGCATACATGTGTGGTGTTGCCAATAAATGTCCCATAGCAACCTCATTCAATATGTTAAATTTATAACCTTTGAATGTTAAACTGATTTGGTAATTCCCACTAAATGAATTGAATGCCGCGTGAAACTTTTCTAAATTAAGTTGATATCTTACCGCCTGTCCGTAAAATCCTTTAAGGGTTAAATAAAATGGCGGATAAGGTAAATTAAAAAAGGCTGAGTATGGTGAGTTGTTCCCTAATTGGAATAATGCTTTACCCTGAACGTCTTCTAACTGCATGGTTACAGAAGGAATGAATGAACTATTAGTTGTAATATTAATACTAGTAATACCTAATAACCCATTATCAATTACATTTGCCTCATTGGCTACACTATTTGTAAAAAATGGTTTTGCTCCTCCACTAGGTTGTTGACCTATTTGAGCGGGTTGGTTAGTCCCATCAAATTTAGTTGCATTTTGACCAGTTAACTCGTCGTAGTATCCTGTACCTAAATAACTGTTTTTAGTTGGTTTAAGAAAATTAAGTTTTGCAACAGAAATTGTTTGTAACCCACTATCTTCAGGGCTAATGCCAACCGCCAACTTTGTCCTTGGTAAAACATCCGCCTCTAAATTAGCATACATAACTAAGTTTTCATGGTCAACTAATCTTTCTTTAATTTCTCCATTACTAATTGTTTTGTTTGGGTCGACTAAAATAAGATTATTATAGTCAAACTCAACATATATGTCTCCACTCTTGTCTGGTGATAAGTTACCTGCCATAATAATAAAAATGATTTTCTAACGCCGCTTTATAGTCCTGTAAAGATGGTAGTAATGGGAAAGGAATAGTCAACACCGCTCCATCATATATATTGTTTTCAAGTCCTCCAAATTGTGGATTTGCTTGAAGTATTAGCCAACTAAACACAGGTGAGCTATAATATTCTTGTGATACCTTATCTAATCTACTTTGAGCAACTTTATATATGTAAGATACATCAGTTGCTTTTTGAGGTATGTAGACATATGGCACAACCGTTTGCTCACCATTGATTAAAAAATCACTATATCTATTCCAATATTGATATGCCATTAGTTTAATTTTGCTTTAGATATGTATGCACCTGTTGAATTTCCGTTAATATCATTCCAAGTGTTATTATTTGTATTTTGATTTGTTGTTGCTCCCAATCCTTTAATCATATTTTGTTGTGAGGTTTTAACTTGTGCGGCAGCTGTGTTTGCGATAGTATATGTAAACACTCTTTCTTTTTTATCAAACGGGGTATACACCAAGAAATTTTTTAATTTTGTTTTCTCCATATTTTCTATGAACGCTTTAGTTATATTATTCTCACTTAAAAATATTGGTTTAGCAGTTTGTTGCCAATAAGCGTCAAACACCGCTTCAATATTATCCGAACCTTTTCCAATGATGGATGCATTACCAATAATATTACCAATTAAAGCTTTTTTAAATGTTTCATATTTTTTTTCATCAAGAACATCTTCAGACATAATCATATATTCTCTTCTAAATGGATAATTTTCAACATTATTACTAAATGATGGGTTTGTACTAAAAGGTAAAAAAACTTGTTCAACCGTAACCTCTTTAGACACTCCATCATTTGTTTGGAAAACTAACTTTCCCTCATACTCAATTTTATCATAAATAAACTTTGTATTTGACCATATTGCCTCATTAAACTCTCCAATGTTTATTTGTACTTTTTTAATATCCTGAATCAATTCTTGTAATGTATTTGTTACAGTAGAACTAGTTGCCACCTTAGTTGTACCTAAAGTTACATATACTTTAACATTACCTGTTTTACCTTGTAAACCATCAGTACCTGTATTAGGTACACCATCAAAGGCTATAAGATTGACCCTACCTAAACTTTGAATGTAGCTTTGTTCTTCGGTTGTAAGTTCTTGTATTATTTTTGATACCGCATTTTGGAAAGAACTTCTTTTATTTTTAACAAAATTAAAATAGTTGTCTTGAACTGTTTTTGTTAACCTTGGTGAAAATCCTCTTACAGTATTATTTATAAATTGTATAAATGGTTCATTTCCGTCTGTGATATTTTTTTCAAACGTCCCAAATATTTCATTAAATCTTTTTTCAACATTGGATGGTTTACCAAATAAAACTACAGGTGCAGGATTTACAGTACTTCCATTAACATTAAGGTTTCCTTGGGTGTATGAACGTTGTAACATCCATTGTTGTCTTACCGCATTATTATATTGATTAACAGTTTCTTTTGTTTTATTAACTACTGTGGTAAAATATGTTTGAGTATCTGTAACAAATTTTGCCATAAAATCAGAATAACTCAGGGTACCTGTTTCACCATCATTATTAATTACGTTAGTAAGGATGGTTCCTACAGTTCCATTATTATTTTGTCCTGCATTTGGAACCGCTTGATTTAGTGCTGGTGCCGATACCGTATCCTGTTTCCAAAATTCCTCATCTAACACTTTTAAGAAATCTTCATTAGCTGTAACTGTAGACCTGTCGTCATAAATTTCAGTATTTGCATAATAATTAAAAGTTAATGCGTTTTGTAATCTATCTACCGATTCTTTTAATCCGCTACCTCCAACAAAGTTGAATCCCATTGTTACATTGGCAATCATTGGTTGTACACCAATACCTTCAGGGTTAAGGTCTAATTCCTCATAAGTTAATCCTAATGATGTTGGAATAATTTTGGTATTATAAAAATCACCAATTCTTAAGACTAACACTGGTGGTGCACCAAATGCAGTGTTAACTGCATTATTATATTCTAGCACAGGAGCTCCACTTGGAGTGTTCTTTTTAATTGTTGGTATTGTATTACCAGGTCTCATACACTGTTGTAAGAAAGTAAGTCTTGTATTCAAACCTTCAGGTGTTGTTGAGTGAAACGCTGGTTGGAAGAACTTTAACTTATCTTTCAAGTTATCATACACCATCGGTGTTTCAGTCTTAATTGTTTCAAAATAATCACACTTAGATAACAAATTTCTTAACACTCTCTTAGTGATATTATCTCTTCTAATTCGTTGTTCAACAACTTCTTCAGTTCTAACTGTAGTTGTTACTACATTTCCAACAAGTACCTCAGTATAGTTTGGTGGAGGTGGTAATACTGGAGCAGATAAAGTACTCTCTGTTTTTGAAATATAAGCTCTTCTACAAGCCATAGAAGGTATTGTATAAATGTCCTTTGAGCCCGATTGGGTATCACCTCCTGGTGTATTAACATCTCTATCTGTACAATTATATGTTTCTCCTGCAGTCTTTACGTTTTCTAAAGTATATGGACCAACATTACTTGTTGCTTTTTTTACTTGGGTGGTTGTGGTCTCTCCCTTAGGATTTCCGTCTTTAATTAACAATCTTTTATCAAAAAATTCAGCGGTATTTGGGTCTTCTTTAAAAAATTTAATGAGTGACGCAATTCTTCTTTTTGATAATTCTGTGTTATACTCTTTAGTGGCTGGCGCAGAACAACTAGAATCAACTAGAATTGTAACAGTACCATCAGGATATTGTTTGAATTGATTTTTTAAATCTTGCGCCATGGCCTTTAAAATATCATAATTTGGTGTCACAGTTTGCTTAAAAAAATTACCTAGAGCGGCTCCATTAGATTTTTGAGTATATAAGTTAACATTACTTGGGTTAGTATACCTATCATATTCCGTAGTATAGTTTGGTGCAGTATTTGGTTTTGGATAATCATTCCCAAAATATGCCCCAATATTTAAGTATTTATCAAAATATTCTTTACCTAAAGGATTAGATTGAGCAACATCCGTACCACCTTTATTTGGAGCATCTTTACCTGTTTGTATTGTTTGTTTAATAAATTGAAGTTCTTCTTTTGTTGCTTCTTTGGAAGTTATAACATCTTGTAAATAAGATAACTCGCCAGGAGGAATTGTATAATATTTTTTAGCAAGTTCATATAAGTCATACTTTCTACAACCAGCAAAGAACGAATCTAAAATACCATCAATCCTAACTTTATTAGTTTCATTGTTTAATACTTTATTAACAATAACATTTAACACAGAAGGATGGTCAACAACAATTTTCCATGTTAAAGTTCCACTTCTTTGTGTATTTTTATATGTGTAAATAGGTTCAGGTCTTCCTAAGAAGTCTGAGCTATTCCAGTTAGCTGATACAGACTCACTAAAGGTCAATCCGTATGGAGGGAACCACATTACTCGTCCACCATTTGGACCTCTCTCACAGACCGCTAAATCCGATACAGAGTTACCTGGTGCACCTGTTCTCCAAGCTAAATTCTCCAATGAGAACATATATTTTTTGGCATAACCCGTATTACCCGCCCCTCCTATTATGTTAGTAGAACTATGTCCACCTTCCATCTTGTTTGGAGCAATGTTAAGGTTGTATGTATTATCTAATACTGAATCAGAGAATCTTCTACCACTAACCGTAATACCATCAACTTTTTGAAGGTCATTGTATTGTAAGTAAGGTATATCTTTGGCAAATACTCTACAGTATTCAGTTCCAACTTCTTGACCAATAGCACCTGTGTATTTGTATACTCTTGAACCCTTAGTCATTTCTTTATATCCATCATGGAATATTTTACTCACTTGGTCAATCGCATTACCTACGTGTTGTAGTCTTTTACCTCCTTGAGGTTGGCTGTCAATAATTCTTTGTGTTTGGTCTAAGATTGAACCTTGTTTAAATGTTCTTTCAGTTGACTCAGTTGAATTGTATGATGATGGTTTAAAATCTTGGTCCTCATTAACAATCAATCCTCCGATACCAACTGTCTTACCAGCATTACCTTTGTACTTAGGTGATACCCACGTAAATCCACCTTCAATACCTCCACCATTTGAATATGTAGGTCCATTAGCCCCTAGCTTAATTTCTTTACTTGGTCCTTCATATAGTTGAGCTAACTCAGATGGTCCATAAACAGGAGATTGTTGTTCAATACCATAAGCGTTAACAGGTACCTCACCAGCTGGTGAAAAAACTTGTGAAGGATTAGAACTTATACTACCTACATAGAAATTACTATTATCCGATTGAGTACCTGTAAGTGCTCCAGATAATCTATCAATAAACGTTCTTGGAAAGTTTGGTTTGTATCTGTTGTAATCAATGTTTTTGAATAGTCTTGACCTTTGTCCTGCACCCATGTTATTAAACATGATTTGAGAACCAGTGTCTCCACCACCCATAAGTCTATTAAAAAATTTACCAACCCCACTACGTCTAAACGCATTGGACATTTGTTGTATTGTAGTCTGTGGCCCTGGATTAGTATTTGGGTCAAAATATGAACCTGGTATTGTTGAGGTTGGTAATATACTTCCTCCTAATCTTAATGCAAAATTGGCGGCTGCAAGTATTGGGTTTGATGTAATGGTAATTGTGTAGTTTGGTTCCAATAAAGGAACGTTACCTGAAATGATATTAACCAAGTCAGTACCACTATTGACATTTAAAATATTAGCTCGTCCAATTGTATCTTGTCTAATCTGAGCAGCAATTCTTTGCTCAAACTCGTGTCTAAGTGTTTGAGCTCCTAATTTGGCAATAAATGAATCTTGGCTTAATGAACCATTACTTCCACCAGGGTTTTGGGAAAGTAAGATTGATAAAGGACTATAGTTTGATGGTACAAATGTTGTTGGGTATGGTTGGTTATTATAGTTGTTTGTAGTTTGTGGTTTGTCTAATGAACCAAAAAATTCAGCACTATCTAATTGTATTTGTCCACCGTTAGAGAATACGTTAAGTGGTTTCCACTTTTGTGATTCAGGTAATGATTGAGCAACAATATTGGCGTCTTGAAATCCATATTCACCGTCATTTGATTTGGTATTCAATAACCCACCTGGGTCAGGAACTTGTTTGTAACCACCCTCATTACCCCACTGATTAAGGGGAAATAGTTTGTTTGCAAAAGATGGCTCGTCAATTAATTGGTCAGGGCTATCTTGAACAGATGTATCCGATTGAACATATTCAGTATTAATAGGGAGCGTAGGTCGATTAGGGGACTTAGCGTAAGGCGTTAAGTTCTTAGTTATAAGTTTCTTTCTAAAACCATCCGAATTTATAAAATCTAAAGGACTTCCCATTAATATCTTTAATTAATAAATAGGTTGAGGACTATTTTTTGTTTATCACTATCCAACCCTTGCTCCATAATTAGCCTTTGTTGGGTTATTTGGTGTAGTAGCATTTATCATGAATTGCTGCATATCTGTTGAGTTAAACTTATCAGCAAACATTTTTAAAAACTCCTCTTTTTGAGCTGGACTTAAATTTTCTGCACCTCCTTTAAAATCGACAACATGTGTTATAGTCCCTCCAAACTTAACCTCGGAAGAACTTTTTCCGTAAAAACCACTTTCATTATTATTGCTAACAACATCCTTAACTTTAGATGAAGCGTTGGTACCTTCAATTAAAGTTGAAATAGGTCTATTTCCATTAACTTTATCAACTTTAGCTCCTCCTAATAATGCATCATATATTTTAGTCGTTGTTCTTTCGACAGCATTGTCATCACCTAATTCATTACGGCTTTTTTCTAAAATTTTGGTTACCTTTTCCTGAAGTGACTTATTAATTTCCATACCTTGGTTTCCTAAATTCTTTAAATAATCTGAAAGAACGTCTGTTGGTTTCTTATCTTTATCATTAATAAACTCATTTACCGCCTTTGTCAAATCACCTATAGTTCGTTTAACAGTATCTCTAACAGCACCAGTGTCTCCTAATTCTTTAGAAGCATTTCCTGTTAAACCAGTCGCAACATTTCTTGCCCCTTCCATACCTTTTAAAAATCCTTGTTGTGTAACAAGTCCACCTGTAACCGCAGTTTTAATTGCGCTAACATCTCCTTTAATTATATCAGTTGCTGTCATTTGAGACCTAGCAATACCTTCAAGGTCTTTAGGCCCATTTTTCTGTTGTTCAATTAATGCATCAAACTCTTCTTGATTAAGGTTTTGTAATTCTTTTTTAGTTCCGTCTTTAAGTTCCACTTCATACTTACCGCTTTTACCCATACTTGCAATGTTTTGCAAATATTGTTTGTCGTCTTCATTTTCAAAATGTAATCCCGCAGCGTTAACTGATGAAAGTCTTTTATCTAATTCCGCAGCAGCTAATCCCATTTTAGATAATGACCCTGTAGAAAGACCAGCTTCTTTTTCCATTTCTCTAAGTGTTAATACACCTTGAGGATTTATCTTAAATGTTTTTGTTTTTTCATCAAATTCAGTGAATTGTTTTGCAACATTTGCCAAACTAGTTTGTAAACCTGATGGGTCATTAATTGATTGATTCATCAATTGGAATGGGTCTGCAAGAGCTCCAGCCGAAACTCCTAGTCTTTGAAATGCTGACGCCATGTTAATAGCCCCCTCAGGGTCTAACACTTTGTCTGCAAATCTAAATGTTTCCGACATATCAAACCTTAACATTGAAGCTTGAGCTGCCATCTTGGTTAAACCTTGAACGCCTCCTTCAAATTGGAAACGGTTCATTTGTTCCATATTGTCTTGAACATCACTCATTACCTTTTCGGTATTTCCACCAATACTTTGGACGTATGTAATTGCCTTTTCTAATTCTTTGGGGATTTGTGAGATTCCAACACCAACATTTAAAAATGAGTCAGCGATACCTTTAATACTGCCCCCCAATATTTTTTGAGCGGCAAACATTTTGTCAACGTCTTCAGTATTAGCGATAACATTTCTTCTAGAAGCTTGAGCAAGTTCACTAATTGTATTAGTAACATCATTAACATTACCCCCTAAACGAGCAATACCAGGAGATGTATCTGCAATAGCAGTTTGAATCTCAACAATTCTTTGTCTTGTTTGTCCAAAAGCTTTGTTGATTTTAGCTGAACCTTCACTTATCCCAAGATATGCTTCAGCAAATTCTGCAGCTGTTGGTAACTTAAACGCGTCCTTTAGTTCGTCTCCAACTCCTTTTGGGGTATTTGTATTTCCGTTTGCCATGTAATAACTGTGTTAGATATTATATAAATACAAAAGGACTGATTTTTCAGTCCTTTTTATTGTCTTCAATCCATTTATCTAATAAATACTTTCTCATAAAGAGCGGCATAATTAGAAAATCCTGATACGATATGTTTAATAATGTCGATAAATAATAATACTCATCGAGCTGAGTTTTCCTATAGTTAGAAGAAAGGACGAAAAAAGTCCACCCCAAAACCAACATTAACTGTCAATCTATCTCCTGATGGGGTCATTACTACTCTTGTCATATCCAATCTTGGCTCATTCTCATTCATAAAGTTTCTTATGAATTTTGAATCCGCAATTGGCATCTGCTCTATAAATTTGGCGATTTCGCCTTTATCGGTTGAACCGTTTGCTTCAACAATTTCTTTTTGAAGTCTTAATGTAATTTTTGGTGCCACTCTACCTACAGGATATGAGTCAACAATTCTTTGGTTTTCTAAAATTTCACCATAAGTCATTGGTTTTAACTTAACCGTTGTTTGTGATTTTGGTAAAGTTGTAATAAACGTACCATCTTCATTTGGAGATTGTCCTTGTAAAATTGTTAATTGGTCCATTAATACAGTTGTCTTAAATGGTTTTCTTGTTTCTGTGTCAGTTAAGGTAATTTCCATCTCAGGTCCAAACGCCGTGTTTCTTAAAAAGATTAAGATGGCTTCAACATCACCTTCTAACATCTCCTCAACTCGTAAGTCTGGTTCGTAAATTTTAGTTCTTAAAAGATTTGGTGTCATATCTTCACCACCTGCCATTAATAAGTTCTCGTCATTGGCGGTAAGATAACCGACTTTGACTGATTTCTTTTTGTTTTTGTAGAATATACCTTGAGATGGTAATGGCACCACGTCATGGGGAAGGGAGAAATTTGCCTGTCCGTATTCTTTTGATTGATTATCCATATAAAAAATTAACCGTAAAGTTTATGTGCTTTACGGTTAAATATAATAGTTCTAAATTTTTTATAAATAGTATTAGTAAACTAACACACATCTATCCATTCTTAAAGTTGCTGCGATTGTCGCTAAAGCATCTGTATTGTAGGCCAATGCGTTGAAGTTAACATCTGTCAAGAATGTTCCATAAAGAATCCACTTCTCAACAACAACTCCTGTTGGGTCTAACATCTCAAGGTCAATGTCTTTCTTATAACCAGCAGCGTATCCCATACGACCTGTTACTGATTCTGCATGTAAACGTACCCACTCCATAAGAGCTTGTGACGCAGAAGGACCAATTGGGTCTCTAAAGACTACGTTAATTGTTTGCCAGTTGAATCTACCTGCAACAAAAGTTGAGGTGTTCAAGAATGGTATTTCTGTCGGTGTAATTGTGATATGCGGTCTAGATGCAGATTCTACAAACCACTCATTAATTCCTAAACTCGATGGAAACCTTACAATGAATCGGTTTTGACGTTTCGGTTCATAAGGAATCGGCATTTTCATCAGTAAATCAGCCATATTATTTAAATTTTGTTTCTATGTTTATAACGATAAATATATCCTCTTTCAAAAATTTTTCTATTTACTTAAATTTTTAAAAATTGTATTCTTAACTAGACTTCTTTTTTAACGCCTCCAGTTGTAGAATATGTTCTTACTATATTATCTGGTTTATCTTTAAAATGTTTTTTCATTACTTCTATATTCTTTGGGTCATCGTCTGAAAAGCCTATTGATGGTTCTTTAGGAATAAAGTTATTATTAACATCATTCTTTAAAAAAGCCTTTTTGTTTAATACTGCGGCCATTCCTTTAATATAACTCACAAAATCATCCATTGCACGGACCTTCGCCTCTTCAGGATTTTGGGCTCCTTTTTCATCACCAAAAGAAACGGGGTGGTACTTATTAAGTTCTAAATATGACTTGATTAATTCATCATCACTCATTTCATCCTCATCAGTAAACGACCTAAATTTTTTAAGATTTTTAATAAGTTCTTCTTTGTTTATCCCATTATAATCATTTATAATGTAGTTATAAACGGCTTGCTTTAAAGTATTTGGATTATGTCCTCTTGCAGTAATAATTGAAAATATTGAACCATTATTAATTGCTTCTCTAAAATCATCAAACGCTGGTCCTTCTTTGGCTCTCATTGAGTCAATTAAAAAATCTTTGTCTCCCTCAGTTCTAAAGTTTCTAAATGGGTCTTCTGCAAACCCCACAATTTTCTTACCCTTATATTCAAAAGGTTTCTTACCTAAATGGTGTCTATGTTCCGCAAAGTCATCAGTTGACATACCTACTTCATCACCGTCTTCTGTTTTAACAATGATTTTTGTTGGCATGTGTACAATATTATCGTCCCAATCAAACGCATAATATTTCATGTCTGGTGAACCCTTATCCTTAAACCCCTCTATTAATTTTTCTCTCATTTGGCTAAAGGGGGGATTTAACTCCCCCCATAATTTTTATTAGATATTTTCAAACGAAGCTCCTGTCGGAGTGATGAAGAATTCAATGTCGATGAATTCTAACGCCTTCGTAGGTTTTAAGTAGATTTTACCTGTTAAAGTGTTTCTATCTAAGTCTTCAGGTGTTGAAGAAACTGTTACACGGAAATCGTATAAACCTCTGTCTCTTCTGATTGAATCTAAAATAGGGTTAACACTATCCAAGAATTGTTGTCTAACGATTTGGTCGTTTTGTTCAAACAATAATCTTACCGCTACCGCTGA